AGCATGATCCGGCGATCCCTGTCCATGTTGCTTGGGACCTTGGTATTAGCGATTCGTGCGCTCTATGGTTTTTTCAAGTCACTATGGGCGAAGTTCGTATCATTGATTACTACGAACACAACAACGTAGGGCTTGAGCATTACGTCAAAATTATGGCGGAAAAAGGGTATTGGTATGGCGACGACTGGTTGCCGCACGATGCCAAGGTCCGCGAGCTAGGAACAGGCCGCACACGCGCAGAAACTCTTGTAAATATGGGCCGACGCCCGCGAATTGTGCCTAATCATAAGATTGCAGACGGCATTAACGCCGGTCGGTTGCTGTTGCAGCACTGTTATTTTGACGAAATGAACTGTGAGCAAGGCATTAACGCGCTGCGCTCCTATCAACGTGAGTGGGACGACGTAAAGCGCGTTTTTAAGAAGTCGCCGCTCCATAATTGGGCGTCACACGCAGCAGACTCGTTCCGATATTTGGCGATTGCTTACAGAAATCTAAAGCCAAAAGAGCCGGACCCAGATTGGCAAGAAGAGATGCTGAAAAAACCAAGTCTTGACGACTTGTGGGAAATACATGATTTTGACGTGGCGAATCATATGGAGCCAAGGATTTAATGGCACTTGATTACAGCGGTATGGGCCAAAGCGCCCCTGGCATGGACGACGATATTGCAATGTTGAGCAGTATTCTTGGTGATGTTACAGCAAAAATCACTGTTACGACTGAGGAGATGCCTTCTGATTACAGCGGCGTGTCTCGAAAGAAGACAACGGAAGAAGAAGCAGACGTTGCAGTGATGCTTCCTGGTCCTGCGCCAATGATGTTGGCAAACGGCATGGCTCCGCCAATGATGCAGCCGCCAATGCAGCAACCAATGATGAACGACCCAATGCAGCCGCAGCAAATGAACCCAGCCGCTTTAGGGATGGGCATGTGATGGCGATAAAGAATGGCTGACACGCAAGACGAAAAAGAAAAGCTCTACGGCACCGCTCGCTATTGGCAGCGCGAACTCGATGAAGCCGGAGAGTTTGAAAAAGAATGGCGCGAACGCGGCACTCGTGTTGTAGAGCGTTACCGCGACGAACGCGAAACCGGCATGACTGGTCCACTCAGTCACAGGTTCAACATTCTTTGGTCTAATACAGAAACACTAAAAGGCGCACTGTTTGCAAAGATGGCGCTGCCGGATGTACGTCGCCGGTTTAACGATGGCGATGCAGCAGCGCGTCAAGTTGCTATCGTTCTTGAGAGGGCGTTGTTGTATGGGCTGGATGTCTATGATTCCGAACAGCCCATCCGAGCCGCGCTGGAAGATTACTTGCTACCGGGTCGTGGCGTGGTGTGGGTTGTTTACGAGCCGATTATTGTCAAAGAAAAAACCAAGATCGAAATAAAAGGCGAAGGCGTTGACCTTGTTGAAGAGGAAGAGGTCGAGCGTCTTGGCGATCAACGGTGTCGTTTTGAATACGTCCACTGGCAAGACTACCGCGAAAGCCCGACACGCAGACCAGAAGACGTAACCTGGAGAGCGCGACGGCACCTGTTTACACGCGACGAGTTAATTGGTCGCGGGTTTGATCACGCTGAAGATGTTTCTCTAAATTGGACGCCCGACACTAGCGACTACAATGATACAGATGACTCTTACAACCGCGCTGAAGTGTGGGAGATTTGGGACAAGGTTAAGCGCCGTCGCCTTTTTGTTGCGACAGGCTACAAAGATGTTCTGGCAGACGACGACGATCCGTATGAGCTAGAAAACTTTTTCCCATGCCCAACGCCGTTGATTGCTGTCCGCACCAACAACACATCTATTCCTGTTCCAGAATTTACAATCTATCAAGATCAGGCGGACGAGCTTGACCGTGTGACGACGCGGATCACAAGTCTTATTGAAGGCTTAAAGCGCCGGGGCGTTTACGATGCCAGCATCCCTGAGTTGGCGCATCTAGCGACGGCAAGTGATAACGAGTTTGTGCCAAGTGATAACTTTGCCAACCTAGCGCAAAAGGGCGGTCTTGGCGGCGCGTTCCAGACAGAAGACATTTCGGTCATCACGCAAGTGCTTGCAGGGTTGTACAACCAGCGCAACCAAGTGCTTCAGACTATTTATGAGATCACTGGTATTTCGGACATTCTGCGAGGCGGCGGCACAAAAGCCAGCGAGAGTGCAACAGCACAGCAGCTCAAATCGCAGTACGGCTCTATGCGGTTGCGACTACGCCAAGAGGACATATCCAAATACGTCCGTGATCTTTTCCGCATCAAGGCCGAACTCATTGCCGAAAATTACGAGCCGGATGTTCTGGAGCGGATCACGGGCGTATCTGTTTCGGATGAGATGATTGAAATCATGCGTAACGATAAGTTGCGTAGCTATCAGATCGACGTAGAGACTGACAGCACTGTATTTGCTGACGAAGAGCAGATGAAGCGGACGCGCATAGAGTTTGCCAACACAATGGGCGGGTTCTTAGTGCAGGCAATCGAAGCAACCCGCGCAGCGCCGGAGATCACGCCGGTCGCGTTCCAGATACTCAAGTTCGTTTCTGGCGCGTGGAAAGTTGGCCGACAGTTCGAGGACGTTATTGGCGAAGCCGAAGCGACCATCATGCAGCAGCTAGAAACAGCTAGGCAGCAACCGCAAGTTTCGCCCGAGCAGCAGCTTGCACAACAGAAAATTGCTGCTGAACTTGAGCGTGAAAAACTAAAACAAGAAGGCAAGCTGGCAGACATAAGTTCGCGTGAGCGAGCGACAGCCGCAGAGATAGAAGAAAAAAGCCGAGCGTCAACAGAGCGCGTTCAGAGCAAAGAAAACTTAGCGTTGCTTGAAGCAGAAATGCGGATGGCAGAGGGCCAGAGATGAATAAAAAGTATCTAAGCAACTACGACAATATCAAGTGGGATAAGCGCAAGGCCGTGTCCCGCATTGAAAGCACGAACAAAAAAGTTGCTTACAACATCATTAAGGACATTGAGCCGTTCCAAAGTCCTTTGGACGGTAGCTTTGTAAAGAGCCGCCGTGAATTGAGAGAGCACGAGAAGCGGCACAACGTTCGACAAATTGGAAACGATTGGGCGGGAAGCGAACGCCCCTCAAACTGGGATCAAATACGAAATGTCAATAACTGAGACAAGCACCCCCGAGCCGGGGCCAGCGTCAGAGCAACCCTCAACACTTGATGGCGTTTTAGAAAGCGTCATTGCAGGAGAGTTTACGCCGGGCGATGCGAAACCCACTTCTGATACCCCTAGAGCTATCGCCGGAGAAAGTAGTGCGGAGCCAGTCGAAGTCGAAGATGCCGACCCATCGAACGAACCCGCCGAAGGCCATGAAGCAGAAAACCTAGAGGACACTCCCGATGCAGACGAACCGGAGTCTGATGCGGAACCAGTCCCCCAGCCTTTAGCTGCGCCAAAAACATGGCCTGCTGAACAACGCGAAGCGTTCGAGCAACTTCCCGAAGATCAACGAGAGTTTATGATTAACCGGGAGCGCGAGCGTGATGCAGCGTTCACTCGCAAGACGACTGAATTATCAGAGCAGCGTAAGCAGCTAGAGGGCCTAGAGGGCGTTTTGGCACCGTACAAACAGCAGATGCAAGCGCATGGGATAAGCGAAGCTGAGTATGTTTCGCGTCTTATGAGCTATGACAATGCGTTACGTCAAAACCCGCAGGCCGCTATCCAGCAACTCGCCCAGCACTATGGTGTTCAGCTTCCGTCAGGCGATTCGGGCGCAGATTATGTAGACGAACAGCCTACAGATTTGCACACACAGCAACTGCAACAGCAATTAGCTCAAACGCAACAGCAAGTTAATATGCTCGCTCAGTCGCAACATCAGGAGCGTTACCGCAGCTTAGAGGATCAGGTTGGGTCGTTTGCAAATGCAAAAGATGCAGACGGTAATCTCAAGCACCCTCATTTTGAGCAAGTGCGCGAACGGATGTCTCGATTGGTAACTGCCGGAGAAACCCAAGACTTAGAAGCAGCCTACGGCATGGCTGTCCGCTTAGATGAAGCTCTCTACAAAGATACGTTAGAGAAAGAGCGGCTTTCAGTAAGTAGGAAAGAGGAAGCGAAGCGTAAGGCGGCTATAACCAAAGCCAAGAAAACGCGACCTTCTCAATCTGCTGCGTCCCCCCCGAGCGGGGTCGTAAATTCGACGGGTTTGGACGACATTTTGCGCGACAAAATTAACTCTGCTAGGGCGTAGACTTTTGCCGTTGCCATTTTGATGGAAGAGAGAAATGGCTTCTCCAAATTCTACTTATACCGAAATCGTAACCACCACGTTGGCTGGTTACTCCAAGACGATGGCCGACAACGTAACCAACAACAACGCGTTGCTTCGCCATATCGACACCAAGGGGAATAAGTCCCCCGCAACTGGCCGGACTATTGTTCAAGAGCTAGAGTATGCAACGAACTCGACCACCAAGTGGTATTCGGGTTACGAGGTACTCGACACCTCAACGAGCAACGTCTTCACCGCTGCTGAGTTTAACTACAAGCAGTTGGCGGGGAATGTCGTCATTTCCGGTCTTGAGCAAGTTGAGAACTCCGGTTCAGAGCAGATTTTTAATCTTCTCAAAAGCCGTATTCGCAACCTTGAGAAATCACTCAAAAACACGATGGCGACTGCGCTTTATGCAGACGGCACCGGGACCGACTCGAAAGAGCTTGGCGGTCTTCAGCTTGTTGTTCCTGGCACCGTGGGTAACACGGTCGGCGGGATTAACAGTGGAACCTACACGTTCTGGCAGAATCAGGTTTATGACTTCTCGACCGAAGGCGTAACGGCCTCTGCTACGACGATCCAAACAGCCATGAACACGTTGTGGCTTGCTACGATTCGTGGTGCAGATCGTCCTGACGTTATTGTTGGAGACACCAACTATTTTGGTTTCTACTGGTCTTCTCTCCAGGCGAACCAACGGTTCTCAAACGATGATTCAGCGTCTGCTGGGTTTATGAACCTTATGTTCATGGACGCGCCGGTCTACTACGACGACCAGTGCCCAGCGAACAAGATGTACATGCTTAACACCGACTATCTGTTCTTGCGTTATGCAGATGGCCGCGAGTTTGTGCCTCTTGGCGAAAAAGCATCGGTGAACCAGGACGCTCTTGTCATGCCTGTTGCATGGGCCGGTAATATGACGGTCAGCAACCGCGCACGCCAAGGCGTCATCCAAGCCTAGTAGGAGGTCTTTAATGGCTTACACAACCCAAAGTGCTATTGGCATCGACTTTGATGGCGGCACTGAGTCTACCCCGTCGCAAGCTATCGGCACCCGTATGATGGGAACCGATAGTTCGACGTGGCTCTACATTACCGCTGGTTCTGCCATCGCGCAGTACGATGTAGTGACCGTGACCGAGGCGTTTTCGGGCGTTCCTTGCACAAAAGCGTTGATTGACGATGGGCACATTATTGGAGTCGCCCCGGAAGCAATCAGCAGCGGCGAATATGGCTGGGTGCAGCTAACTGGAGTTTGCACGTTGAACGTGCTTGCTTCGGCAGCGGCAGACGCAGTTCTGTACTCGTCCGCAACCGCAGGATCGCTTGACGATACTTCTACGTCGCAGACCGCAGTAAATGGTCTGTGCCTAACAACTGCCCGTGGTGGAACCGCTGGTTCTGCTCCTGGCCTAGCAACGTGGCCGAAGTCGGCTACAATTTAACCAAGAAGGGAGTGCGGGGGTGTAAAAGCCCCCGCGCAACTGCTGCTTATGACGGGAAACATAAGAGTTGAGTTTATTTCTGCCGATACTGGTGTTGATCTAATCGAGATACGCCGTGTTGGTGACCCTGACACCGTTCTTTACAAAGTTTCTGAAAAGATCGAGTGGCTGAGAGAGAACTTTCCGAGAGAAACTGAGGCATACGAGAAAAGCGGTAGCAACAAGAATGCCGCTAAAGTTAAGCCTATCGGGACAGAGCTTACTGAGCTAAAGGGCATTGGAAGCCGCAAGGCAAAGCATTTGATTAGCCAGGACGTAAGCACCGTGGAGCAACTTTCAGAGCTATCTGACGCAAGTGTTGGTGGCCTGGGTGCGGGAACAGTGGATTTGCGTAAGCTGGCGCGAGAGTATTTGGCTGAAAAGTCTGGAAACAAACCGAAACAGGTTGTTGGATGACGCTACTAACGATTTGCCAAGACGCGGCTAAACTTATCGGGATCACTGCGCCTGACGCGGTGACATCCTCAACGGACACCTCTGTGCTACAGCTTAACGCCGTGGCTAACCAAGAGGGCCGTGCGCTTGTAGATCGTTATATGTGGCAAGCCTTAGTCAAAGAAGGTAGCCACACGACACTTGCAGCAGAGAGCCAAGGCACAATGGTGTCTATCGCCAGTGACTTTGGCCGATTTAGCAACAACACGATGTGGAACAGGACTACCGACCGGACCTACTACGGCCCGTTGAGCGGTTCCCAGTGGCAGCGCATCATGGCTATCGTGAGCAGCGGAGTGACAAATTACTTCCGTATTCGAGGCAACGCCCTGTTGTTTCACCCAACGCCGCCTGCGGGCGAGTCGGTAAAGTTTGAGTACGTTTCAAAGAACTGGGTTGATGAGTCTGGCGGCGTTGTAGCCGACGCAGACAAGTTTACCGGGGACGCCCAGACCAGCGTAATTTCTGAGGAGCTAATAACCTTGGGCGTTGTTTGGCGGTTTTTGAAGATAAAAGGACTGCCCTACGATCAGCAGTTCATGGAATACCAGAGTCGTGTCCAAGAGCTTACACAAACTGATGGAGCTAGGCCGATCCTGCGTATGGGAGGCCCAAACTTTGCCTCCATGCCTGTCAACGAGCCTGAAGGTAACTTCGGGCTATAACTGAGGATATAAGCCAATGCCAATGGGAAAAGGTACTTACGGAAGCACTAAAGGTCGTCCGCCTAAGCCAACAAAGAAAACTTCAAAAGGCACGAAGAAAAAGCCAACCAAGGGTTATGCTAATTTTGGCCCATCGGGCGGAAACCCACCTCAGATTACGGCGTAGCCAATGAAGCGTGATCTCTACGGCGAGTTGCTGGGGAACGTTCTAAACCGGGGCGCTCCTCCTGGGCATTTTGCTGCGTATATTCGACCTGATGAAAGCAACGTGCTGCGCTCTATGGGTGGCGGCGTTGCTCCTGACGGTGGGCAGAATATGTATAACGGGATGCCTGCGTACTTTAGCGGCATCAGTGCTGTCTCTGGCAATGGTGGCGGCGGCGTTAGCTTCGGCTATGGTGATGGTGGCGTTAGCATCCCATCTTATTCTGTAGACGCGCCTTCAGTAAGCGCACCAGACCAAGGATTCATTGACCAGATGAACGC